TTCTGGTCGGTCCACGGTAAAACAAACGTGACTTCAGAGTCACCCTGGAAATCAACCACCTGGTGATAGCAATTTTGCCAATCATCAGTGGCGACGTCACTTAAGTAGAAGACACCACGCACAGCGTGCATAAGCGACGACGTGACATAAATCTTGATTTTAAAAGATCCAGAGGCGTACTCGAAATTGTTTGCCACAAACTCAACAAACGTCTTGGGCGTGGTTGTGAAGATGGGATCAAAGATCAAAGCCTTTGCTGTGGTAGGACCAATGACGTCCTGCTGTCTAAGCATGGGTGTCCCAACTATGTACTTGAGGTCCATTTCGTCAATGTCAACACCGCCTGTAACAGGCAACGTAGAAATCTGACACTCAGGATCCATGGCATTTCTAACACCATAGAACATACCCTTGCCATGTGGCAAATCTTCAGCACAAGACATAATGGCCTTGCATTGAGTACCAACATAAGCAGGCTTGGACAGACCCATCATTGCTCCTATAGCAAGAGGCGTTTCAATCTTTTTGAAAAGTCCAGTATATTTCTTACCACCAGGTAGAGAGCCAATGGTAGCGTCGACAACATCGCTCACCTCCAAAGACCCGGTCTCCAAACCCTTGACACTCTTAAGTGCACCCTCACCAGATGTGGGGGTGAATTCATGATGTGGCAACATCAGTTGCGCATCTAGAAAGTGTGCAGGGACAAGAATCTGGGCACTATTAGCCACGCCAGTAAGATCTATCAGCGGGTTAAGTACGTATAACCTAAACTCGCCCATCTCCTTAGCGTTAAACGTGCGCAAATCGAGTGCGCGGAATGGGCTGATAAAGGGGACATCCAAAACCGCAGCTTCTGAGGCAGTAGCTGAAATGATGACATGTGGGTTGCCAGACAACACGTTTACATTGGTATAACGCGAAAGATCGCGATCCATGTGTGCGTATGGTATATACACAAGCATCAGTTTTCCATAAAGAAACTTAGAAGCCGTAATGCGTACAGACATGCGAATGCCAGCACGAAAAAGCCTAAAGTCATTAATCTTCTCTTCGATGAAAGGTTGCGAAAACAAAACAGAAGGGAAGTCATAAGTAGCGAGTAATCCATTGACACCGGTACTTGTGTTCCAGGTGATCTTGGGCATGGGATATTCTCTGTCAATGGCCTTATTGAGGGTGTAGACCTCCATATTGAAATCCTTGTACAAATCTTGGTAAGTACTCGGGTTAGTGAAGGTAGATGACACGGGTGCAGAATCTTGGTAATTACCAAGCCTAACATCCTGGGTGGGTTGAAGCTCATTGACAGCACGTTCGGTAAATTGTTCATTGCGAGTGTTAGTAACAGTATCAGGAATAGTATAACTATAAAAGGTTTTTAGAGTCGCCAGACTATGCATAGTACATTCC